GTCCAGGCGGGCGCGCAGCTCGTTCACCTTGACCTCGCAGGAGTCCAGGTCGGCGAGTGCGCGCTCCGCCCGCCGCAGTGCTGCTTCTCGCTCCGCCATGGCCTGTTCATACCTCGCTCGCAGGGCTCGGGTCTCTTCTCGCGCGTTTCGGGCTTCGATTCGCGCCTCGGCGGCTTCCTGGCTCTCTCGTCGCGCATGCTCGATGATCGCGTTGACCGATGCCCCGAGCACGTCAGCTTGGCCAGCTGGACCAGACGGTACGCCGTGCGGCAGCTCCGCGGGTGTTTTGTCAAGCTCCCGCCGTTCCCGCTTTCGTCGAGATCGCTTCTCGCTACGCTGCAAGATCGCACCCGTGACCGTTCCGATGACGGTGAGTCCGGTCACCACGATGATCACCCAAGCCGGCTGCCCGCTCAGGTCTGGCAGGTCATTCACACTGCCCCCGTTTCCGCCGTTCCACCAAGGCAGTGTCACACAGCGCAACCAGTTTACGGCATGTGACGTAGCGAGTTGGTGATCACGAAGAGAAGTTGGACAGCGCGATTAGTGAGCAGTACACATTTCCTACGCCGGACAGAACCTGCCCCTCGACGTACACCGAAGCGTCTCGCACGCCGCGGATCGATGTGATGTCGAGAAATGCATCGGTGATCACGTTTCCGGCAGACGGAATAGAAGTCCACGGAGTGGTGATGATAGTCGCCCCATTAACTACCTTGATCCGCACCTGCCCGGTAACGCCGCTATCCGTTAGCGCCCAGAACCGGTAATGCAGCTGCGCGCCCGTGGCAGAGAACCTACCTTCGAGTATCGGCGAGATGGACGTGCTATTGATCTGCGGATACTGCGACTTCAAACCATCTACACGACCCGTAGGAATCTGCTGGTAAGGGAACGCCTGGCCGCCCTGATCATGCGATTCCAGCAGCATGCCCTGGCCATCATGGCTGGAGATCGACAGTGTCTGCTTCAGTGGCGTTCCAGGGTTGCCGTCATACAGTGAGATGGCAGACGAGCGGGTGCTGTCATCGCGGACGAGCGAGAACCCCTTCTGCGGCTTGTTCCCCATATTCGGGTCTGCCGGTAGGAACTCGCCGATCCACAGGAAGTTGACCTGCGAACTGTCGGGGTTCTGGTAATTCCCGTACCACTTCATGAGCCCGTTTGGGATCACCGCGTTGACCAGCGGATTATTGCGCATGATCTTGTCGACCAGGTCTTGCGCGTAGGCGATGTTGTCCGCCATGCTCGGCGGGTACGGGGTGAACTGGGGATAGGTCATCGAGACGTCCCTTCACGACGACGCTAGAAGCAGGTCAACGGTCTCCGACGAGTTCCCCTCGGGCGGGGTTACTGTCCAGCCGTAGATGCGCACCAGCTGCTCGAAATAGCCTTGCGAGCTGTAATAGTCTGGCGGCCATGTCGGGTCATTGGTGGCCAGAATCACCTGATCGCCGATGACGTACGAACCGAAATAAGGCTGAAGATCACCGCGGATCTTGAGGTCGGCGATATATGCCTGGCTGCTCAGCGTCTCGTACATCTGGCGGTACGACTGGTCGTTCAGGGTGTTGACGTCCTTGACATCAGGATTCGAGTAGCGGCCTTCTGACTGGAGAAAGCCGAGATTCCACTCGGCGATCCCATTAGGCGAGTACTGTACCTGAGTCTTGATTTGCAAGTCAGCGTAGCCGTTGCCGCGACCCCATACGATGTTCGTGACGTTCGATGCGTCGTTCCGCGGCTTGAACGAAAGGACGTTCCCGCTACCTCGGGTGTCGTACTGCAACCGCGGCACCGGGTACGTCTGGCCGAGCTGCCGGCCGAGCTTCGGGTACCCCAAGACGAACTGACACCGGAAGCTCTGCGCGGCCTCGCCGTCCGTGCCGGACAGGACCCGCGTGGTCGTGGTCCACTCGTACGGGTTGGTGGCCAGCTGCGACCGGTCCTGATGGGCCGTAAGCAGGTTGGTCTCCTGCCCGTCGGCATAGGCGAAGTCGCGCGCCACCCCGGTCGGCGTTGCTGGCGGGTCGACGTTGATCCACCCCGTGTTCGGGGCCGCACCGAGCGGGATCTTGGAGAACAGCGCCGGATTGAGCAGGTCGGCGGCGATCTGCTGCTGGTCCGCGCCCGTCCAGGTCATAGCCTTCGTGATCAGCCGACGGGCCCAGTTACCTTCGACGGTGACCCCGGTGATCTGCATGCGCCCGGTGGCCGGGTCGGTCGGCGCGGCGACCACCATGTAGTGCTGGATCCAGGTCACCGCCCATGTGCCGGTCTGCGGGTCCTGGCTGGCCCGCACGGCGACGATCCCGGTCTTCCGGGGGATCACCTTGTCCCAGGGGTACAGAGCCCGCACGAACGGATCGGCCAGCTGAAGCGAGCCCTTGATCTGGCCGACCGCGCGCATGCCGACCGAGCACTGCACGCCGCCGAGGGGCAGCGCCGTATTGCCGAGCACGGTCGGATCGCCGTTGACGTACGCCACCGGCCAGTAGGACCACCGGGTGTTGACCGGCGTTTCGAAGGTCACGGCACGTCCGACCAGACCGCGGAGTCGGCCGTGGTCTCTTCGATCCACCACGACGTGTGCACATCGCCCTGGATGTCGAGCTGGCCAGTGCCCAGCAACCGCTGCACCGAGATGAAGAAGGACTTGTTCGTGTTGTCAGCGGTGCACTTCCACAGCCCTTCCCAGGTGCGCTGCGCGTTCACCACGGCCTCTTGCCCGACCACCCAGCGAAAGTCGGCGATGGCGTTGCCGGACAGCGCCGTGTCCTCGCGCACCTTGATCGAGAAGTCGTCCGCGTTGACCGAGCCCTGCCCGAACAGGCTGAGGTGCAACACGTAGTAGGTGCCGGACTTCACCCGCCGGCCGGTCATGGCCAGCTTCGGGACGTTCACCTCGGTCGTGCCGCTGCTGCTGGTGATGATGCCCGAGGTGAGCACCCGCACGCCGCCAACGATCCGCTCGTGCACCCACGTGCCGCCATCCCAGCGGTAGTAGGACCGGGCGTCGGATCGGTAGATGCGCTGGCCGATCTGCGGCGTGGTGATCGCTGCGTTGGCGTCGGCCAGAGAGCTGGTGCTGCCGACACCCTGCACAAGCCAGCCGCCGGCCGCGACCGAGTAGACCTCGATCCACTGCCGGTCGATCCGCCAGATCGTCATGCCGTCGTACGGCGTGGTGGCGATCGCCGCGCGCTCGGTGGCGTTCAGCACGGGCAGTACGATGCCGGCGGTACCGGTGCGCGACGGCAGGGACGTCAGCGTCGGGTTGGTGCTGTTGGCCGGCACGCTGGCCTGGACGAGCGGGATGAAACTGTTCGGCACTGACGGCGGGCTGGCCGTGCCGGACACGGCAGTTCCCTGCACGACGGCGACCGTGGCAGAGTTGAGTCCGGAGCTGTCAAGGAAGTTGTCCTTGACCTGCACGCCGATCAGGTCGATACGGTTCAGCGTCGGCGAGCTAGCCGTGAGCGTGACCGTGCTGTTGCTCGGGTTCGCCCACTTGTAGTCACCGACCGACGCCGCACTGTCGTTGACCACGTAGCCGGCGCACGGGCCCACCACCACGTTCCAACTGGACGGGTTGCTGAACGCCGGCATGCGACCGGGGAAACAGCCCTCGCGGGCGGCGAACGTGAGGCCGTTCGCCGGGATGGCATCGGCGGTGAACTGGTGCAGCCGGTCGAGCGACGCCGAGTAGGTGCCACCCTGAACGTAGGCTGGTGGGCTGGTCGCTACCACCGTGGCCCCCTTTCGGTCGTCACTGGAATGTGCTCCGCCAGTCGAGGCGAAGATCCGCCGCCGGGTCGTAGGCGGCGAGGCTATCCGTCCATCGGATGGTATTCGCGCCGGGGGCTAGGGTGAACGGCCGCCCGATGAGGCGCAGGTTGGCCGGCGTCACCGATCCGTTGGACGCGTCTATTACCGCGGTCGTTCCGGCCGCAATCGCGGCGTTTACCTGGAATGACTGACCGGTGGTGACATTGGTGATAGTGGGGAAGTTGACTGGCCCGGTGATGGTGAACACGGGGTACGCCGGCGAGTCCCCCAAGTTGGTCGCGATGATGGTGCCGCCAGGATTGGACGCGGCCCCGTAGTTGTAGCTATACGTCTTGTCATAGGTCCGGCCCGTCACCAACGCAGGGTTGATCAGGCCGACGTGCGTGCTCTCACCGCTGCCGGAAAGGTATTTCCACGGCGACGCCGCCACCAGAGTGATATGCGTGCCGATCGCCAGTCCGCCCGGGACTTGCGACATTTGAGTGGTGGTCTGAAACTTTCCCGATGGCCACATCAACAGGGCCAGGGTGAGCCCGTATCCGTAGTCGAACCACTCGAATACCAGTGGCTTCTTGAGCGTGAGCAGCGACCGCACCGCAGCCACCTTCTGCCACAGCACCTGTGGCGTGGGAGCCACGTACAGGGCATCCAGATCGACAGTGCGCGGCCCGATCGAGGTCGGGCCTACCAGTCCCCCGTCGCGGCCGCCGGCCTGGTCGATGGGCGTCTGGAAGTCGAGACCGTGGATTCCCTCGGGGTCCTTGCAGTTGACGAACGTTCCATCGGCGTGCTGCGTGTTGTACACGACATCGGTCGGGCCTGCGGTTTCTGCAGTGCCCAGTCGGTACTGCGCCGTCACCGCCGGCACAGGGAACCGATACCAGGTGTTTGTCGCCATGTCACACCCCCGAGACCGCAAGGAAGTTCGGGTCAACCCCGGCCTGCACACCGAGCTGCGACACGCCGATCAGGCTCGCGCCGTTGGCGAGCGCGGCCGCGCCGTTGCGCAGCACAGCATCGGCAAACTGGTTCACGTCGGTCCCTTGCTGCATCACGTTCGTCTGCTGCACAGTGTAGTTGACGCCACCCGTGCCGGTGGTGCTCAGCTGGTTGGCCGCGGAGCTCAGGCCGTTCGCCACGGCTGCGGTGTTGACGGTCGGGTTGAGGATGGGCGACAGGCCGTCCAGCCCCGCGGTGGCCAGGTCCCCGGCGGCGTCGGCGACCAGCTGCCGGGAGTCGCGGAGCGCGTTCGCCAGGCCCTGCGCGACGTCCTGGCCAATGGCGTAGGTCTCGCGCGAGGGGCTGTGGCTGTCAAAGCCGCTGGTGAAGCCGTGCAGGATGTCACCGACCAGGCCCTTGACCCACCCGAGGATGTTGCCGACGATCGACTTCAGACCGTTGAGCAGGCCGTTCAGCGCGTCAACGCCGACCTGATACAGCCGAGACCCCAGATTCCCGATGGCGTTGATGACCTGGCCGGGCAGGCCGGTCACGAACGATACGACGGCGGACACGCCATTGACAAAGGCCGTGCTGGCGTTGTTCCACACCCCCAGCGCCCATAGGCCGATCTGTATTTGGAGCGTGGCAATGGCGTTGATCACCTTGCCGGGCAGGCTAAGCGTGAATGACACCAGGGAATTGACGCCGTTGACGAAGAAGGCAAGGGCGTTAAAGAACACGCTATTAGCCCAGTTACCGATATCGTTAATCAGCGACGCAACCGCCGCAATCGCCTGGCCGGGGAAAGTCGTGAAGAACGTGATTACCGCATTCACGCCATTCACGAAACCATTGATCAATGTGTTTCCGACGTTGACAGTGAACACCGTCAGCTGATCGACCAGGCCGACCACGGCGTTAACAACATTGGTTGGCAAGTCGACAAAGAATCGGACCACCTGGCCGACCGCAAACCCGAAGTCGAAGGCTATCTGCGAAATGAACGCTCCGGCCTGCGCTGGGATCGCCGCTATGAAAGCGACAATCTGTCCCGGCAGCGCGACGAAGAAATTGACAATCGACGACACCACGCCACTGACGAATGACACCACGCCATTGAACACGTCGGCGAAGAACTGACCGACCCCACTAATCGCAGCGCCGATAGACGCGACAATACCGGCGAAGAATCCTACGACTCCATTCCAGATTCCTTCGACAAAACCGACGGCCGCCCCGAACGCACCAGCGATCTGCGAACCAAGGAAACTGAAGAATTCGCCGATAGCGCTAAGCGCGTCGCCGATGGCCGCCTTGATCTTGTCGAAGTTGAGGATGACCAGCACGACGCCGGCCACCACGGCCGCTACGATCGCCGCGACCAGGCCAACGGTTCCGCCCGCGATCAGCGCCGTCACCACGCCGACGATCGGCACTAGCACGTTCAGTGCACCAGCCAGGGCGACCGCGCCGATTGCAATGTTGGCGAACAGGTCCGGGTGCGCACCGATGGCGCTGAGCAGCCCGGAGATGAGCGGTTCGAGGGTGTTGATCGCCGACACAAGATCATCACCGAGGGCCTTCGCGAACGCGGCGATGTCCGGCGCGTGATCGGCCAGCACGCGGCCAACTGCCTGAAGCAGCGCCAGGAACACCTGCCCAGCGCTGGCCGCGATCTGCTGCATGGCCGTGCCCAGCGCTTGCAGCGCGGCCGAGCCCTCCGCGCTGTTCAGGAAGTTCTTGAGCGTCGTAGTCAGCTGAAGCAGCAGCCCGAGAATGCCGCCACCGCCGATCGCTCCGACCAGGGTGTTCACGATCGACAGCACGTTGCCGATGATGTCGGCAAGCTGCCGGAACGCCACCACGCCGTCGTCGATAAAGTCCCGCAGCGCGCCGGACTCGCGCGACCGCGCCACGAAGTCGGCGACCTTCTGCGCTGCCGCGGCGGCCCCCCCGGTGATGCTGGCGAAGGCCTGCGAGCCCACCACGGTCAGGTCGCGGAAGATGGACAGCACCGCGGGCAGGGCCGCGCCGAGGTTGCCGACCGCGGTCCGGCTGCTCTCGAACACGTTGGCCAGGTCAGCCTGCACCGACACGGCCGAGAAGAACGCGAAGACCTGCTGGCCTACGCCGTTCAGCGTGGTGGCGAAGCCGGACAGGCCCGTGTTCAGCACGGGCAGCAGCGACGTGGACAGGGTGCGGATCGAGTTGCCGAAGCCCTCGAACAGCTGCTGCTGCACGTCGAGCTTGAGCTGATCGAGCGATGGCTTGATACCTGCGATGGCCTGCGCGGTGTCGCGCGCCGAGGGGGCCAGCTTGGCCACGTCGGCGGCGAACTTGTCGGTGCCGACGTCCTTGACGGCCTGACCAAAGCCCTCGGTGCCGATCTTGAGGGCGGCGATAGCCCGGACGGCCGCAAAGACCACGCCCGGAAGCACGCCGGCCGCGCCGGACAGCTGCTCGACGGACACGGCCGCCTGTGCCGCGCCCACGATGATCGTGTCCCACTTGGCCAGCTGGAAGATGTTGCGGAACGCCGCCCCGAGGATGCCGTTGAGCGAACCGCTCAAGCTGGACATCTGAGACTTGAGGTCGTTGGCGAACTTCTCGAAGTCGGCTCGCGCCGTCTTCGGCTCGACCCGCGGTTCAATCGGTGATTCCTTGCTGGCGGCCTCGGCTGCGGCCTTGACCTTCGCAGCTAGTAGCGCGGCGTCAACGTCGATACCGATCTTGACCTTGCCGACGGCGGCTTTGACCTCAGCCACGGCCACCTTGACCGACTCGATTAGGCCGGTCGAGTCGAGCTCCAACTTGATCAGCAACGCGGGAATCGTCGCCTGCGCCTCGGCCAGCGACTTGCGCACCTCGGCCGCCAGCTGCGCCTGATCGACGCCGGCCACGCCGAGATCGACGCCGAACTTGACCTGGCTACCGAGGGCCTCGGCCTTGCGCACCTCGGCCTCGACGCCGGCAATGAAACCGTTGTCGTCGAGCTCGACACCGACCTTGAGGTTGCCGGCGGTGGTCTTGGCTTCCTTGATCGCCGCCTGCAACTTGCGGGCCAGAGACGCCGTGTCGACCTGCAACGCCAGCTGCGTCGTGGCCGCCTCGCGCACGGCTTCTTCGACCTTGGCGCGGATCTCTTCGGCCAGGCCGGTCGAGTCGGCCGTGATCTCGACGCCCAACTCCCCGACGATCTTCGCCACGGCCGACCCTCCCCACCTACTCGTCCAACTGCACCAAGTCGCCCATCTGCGCGATGTGCTCCGGCAGCAAGCCCCACGTGTCCCGGTCCGGCGCGATGGTGACCGCGTGTTTGTCGATCACCTGTCGTGCCTTGCCGAGTACTTCGTGCGGAGCGTCGCACCACAGCGCGTAGACCACATCAAGCCACTGGCGTAGCGGCGTGTTCAAGTCGACTTGATGCAGCCGCAGCTGGCCACGCAGGTATGGCCCGAGGGCCTTGTCTGAGGTGAACCCGCAGAGCAGGATCACCTCACCGTAGGGCGCTCCGCGACCTCGGAGATCAGCCACTGCCAGACCTTCATGAGCGTCTTCGGCTTGATGGTCAGGTTGTTGTCGCCGTCCATCAGCTCGACGTAGCGGCGGCGGCTGCTGCCGGCCTCGAACTCCATGAACTTGCGGGCATCCCGCATCGGGTGCACGGTGCCCTGCGGCGAGAGGAACTGCGGCTCAGCCTCTTCGTCGTCGAGCGCGCCGACGATCTGCATGCCTTCGACTTCCATCACGGGGTCTTCGTCCGGCCAGGCGGCCAGCTCGTTGGCCTGCACCGCGGCCTCGGGCGGCAGCTGGGTGGGAGTCCAGTCGGTCGGCGTGCCGTCGCTGTCGTCCATCATGGCGCGGATGGCGTTCTTGACGTGCGTGAGCGCCTCGACCGCAGTGGAGTCCTTGGCGGCCAGGATGTTGATCTTGGACACGGCGAAGGCGTCGACCTCGGGGAACGCCGCGAATTCGTACCGCTTCGGCGTCCGGCCGTCCCAGAAGGTGATTCCGAACTCGACCCGCTTGGCGATGTCGGGCTGGTCCTCGAAACGCTTCAGTCCCATTGTTCCGTCCCTTTCGATTGATTAACCGGCTGCGTAGATCATGGCTCGGTCAATGAAGAACGAGCCGCGCGTGCCGGGGTGGTACACTTTCTTCGCAAATACTACGCGCCCGTCTCTGGTGACGAATCGAAGATACTTCTTGTTGCGCGCGGTGATACTGTGTGGGCGGGTACCGTAATTCTCGTACGCCGTGTAGCTGATCTTCCTCGACCCGGCGATCACCCGCACCAGGCCGTTTTTCGGGGAGCGCTGCTTCCGGATCGTCGACAGCAGATAGCCGGTCCGCACCCGCACGTAGGCGCGCATCACCCGCTGCACCCGGTCTGCCCGCCGATCAAGATCGCGCATGATCGGACCGTTCGTCGCCCGCACGTAGGCGGTGACCGCCTCGCTGTCGATCGTCAGGTGCGTCATGCGGATGCTCATGTCAGCAGCTCCGCGGACACCATCACCGAGCCCTCGACAGCCACGTACCCACCCTCAGGGCCAACCGGAACAACATCGCCCGGAGTGGCCGCCAGGATGCCCATGGGGCCCGCGGTGGACACAGCTCGCGTGCACCACTCGAACAGGGCCTGCGACACCAGGCCGGCGTCGCGCAGCGCCTGCGTGCCGACAGCGGTGATCTGCTCGGCCTTCGGCGGCTGCACGCCGCTCGCCGTGGTGATGCCGACGGCGGCACAGCGCACCACCTGCACCACGAACGCGGCATGGCGCAGCGAGGCGGCCTTGAGGCGGCCTGGCGTGGCCGGCGTGGTGTCTGGAACATCCATGCCGATGCCGGCCAGCGAGACCGACATCTGCTCGCAGTCCCAGGCCACCTGCCGCATGTCGCCGGCCGCAATGATCTGCCGGCCCGGTAACGGCGCGGTGCTACCGGCCGCGGAGTACGCCTGAACGACGAAGTCGAACAGGGACTGACCTAGCTCGGCGATGTTCAGACCCTGTCCGCTCGGCGCGGTCACTCGTCACCCAGCTTGGCCAGGGCGTCGGCCAGGTTGCGCGTCTTCTTGGCCGGCTTCTTGGCGGCGGCCTTCGGCCGGGCGGGCGGTGCCACGGTCGGCTCGGGCGCGGTCTGCTCGGGCGCGGTCTGCGTGGGCGCGAGGAACACCGGCTTACGCCAATTCGCCGGATGCTGCGGGCTGTTCGCGGGTGCCTTCGGATCGATGCGCATGGCCGTCCCTTATCGCTGTGCCGCCGGAATGTCCGGCGTCCAGATCATAGCCCGCTGCGAACGCGCCTTCGGATTCACAGCGGCAAGCCACATGTCGACCGGAATGATCCCGGTCTTCCCCTTGTCGAGGAAGTCGGCCGGGTCGAGCACGGTCATCGTGATGCCCTCGCGCGTGACGGACGTCGTGCGCCGGGGGAGCTGACAACCGGGCCGGTCGAAGATGTCCTTGACGATCTCCGCAGCCAGCGCCACCGTGGCCTGAACGCCGCCCGGTGGCGGGGGCGCGCCGAACTGGTAGGTGATGGACGTCTGGTCGCCGCAGACCGGCCATCCCTGGCCGTCGGTGCGCCGCAGCCAGCCGTCGCCGGTTAGCTCGAAGTCCGCGAACGCGTCGCCGTCGATCGTGACGGCGGTGACCGCACTGACCTCGGAACGCGGCAGCTTGACCGCCATGGGACGGCTGATGTGCGTACCGCTGTACGCGGCCAGCGGCAGCGGATCACCCCAGGTCGCCACGAACCAGCAGCCGCACACTCCCCATGTGCGCGAGTACGGCCAGCTACCGCGGCCCGCGGTCTCGCCGGTCGAGCGCAGGATCACCGTCTCTTCGCAGCCGACGCCGAGCCACCGCCGGCCGGACAGCATCCACAGGATCTCCGACGCCAGCAGCAGGGGCTGCACCCACTGCTCGTCGTCGGTCACGTCGATGTCCTGCTTCAGCTTGTCCGGAACGTCGCCAGGGGTAGCCCAAGGACCGCACAGGACCGCGCTGGTCGGTGCTGGTGTGGTCATCGGACTACTCCCTGGCTCGGTCCAGGCCGAGGGGGACGGTCCCCGGCCAGCTTGCGGCCATGCTCGATCAGGTGACGGTGACGAACCCGGGCGTCAGATCGGGCAAGGTGGCCTCGCGCTTCCACTGCCAGACGCGCGAGCTGTCGCCGGACCACGCCGTGTTCGGGCCGGTGCCCCACAGCGAGTTCTCGGCCAGCGTCCCGTCGAACACGGGCAGCAGCGGGTTGGTCTCCTCGGCCGTCATGTCGGACGAGAGGGTCATCGTCGCCCGCGGCAGCACCCAGTGCAGGTACGAGAGCGTCGGGGCCACTGCGCCGTTGAGGATGGCGCGGGTCCAGAACTCGATGCTGACACCGTTCGGTACCGGAGCGACGCCGACGGCCGGGGCCTGGTAGCCGATGTCCGGGGCGGGCGAACCGGTGCCCTCGATCACAGTCCCGCCGAGCAGGAACTGCATGATGTTCGGGTCCGGCTCACAGATCGTCAGGTTCTTGATCGTGCCGCCCTGCACGGTGCTCGGGGCCTGGAAGAACAGGCAGGTAGCGCCGGCACCGTTGTTCTGGCTGACCGCGTTCGGCGTGTTGTACGACAGGCCGATGTCGGCCTTGACCATGGACGTAGTCACGTAGCACGTGTTCGCACCGGTCATCACCGAGCCGTCCGCGTTCAGCTTGCACACGCGCATTCCCAGCGCGAAAAGGGAGCCTGAACCGTCGTAAGCCATTTCACCTACTCTTTTCGCTTGCGGACATCAGACGATGCTGCCCGGGAGTGTCACGTTGATTGCAAAATGAACGCAGGGGTCGAACGTGGCGGCTGCGGCGCGCTCCGCGACCACCAGGCGCGTGTTGTCGGCGATCGTGACGACCGAATCCGTGCTGATGTCGGACAGTCGTACCTGCACAGGCGCGGTGGCGTACATCCACGCGGACGTGATGCTCGCCGCCTGACCGGCCGGGCCGCTGCCGTCGTAACCGGCGTCGGCGATCACCAGCGCCCCTGTCTGCGTCCGCAGCTGCCGCCCCTGCTGCACCAAGATCTGCCCGAGAAACGGCATCACCGAGATCGGCACGTGCAGGTGCACGTCCTGCCCCAGCGCCGCCGCCCGAGCGGCCTCTTCCAGCAGGCCGAGGCCTTCGACCGGATCCGGGGTGCCGGCGACCACGTTGGCCGCCGCGCTGGCGAGGTAGGCGTTCGACACGCCCGTATCACCGGTCGGCGTGTCGTAGGCGTCGTCCTGCGTCTGCTCACCGAGCCACAGCTCGCGGGCCAGCAGGTACGACGTGGCCGCCGTCAGCTGCCGGCGGGCTCGCGCCATGTCGTCAGCTTCTGGACCGAACCGGGTCCGGCACAGCGTCTCGACCCGCAGGCCTACCGGCAGGTAGTACGCCAGGTCGCCGTCAGCGGTGCCTCGGACGGCCTGGGAGATGTTGTCGCAGACCGAGCGCAGCTGCCCCTGAAAACACGTCTCGGGACGCCACACCATGCCATTGACCCACCGCTGATCGCCGTCGGCCGTCACGCCGACCGAGGCCACCAGGCCACCGCCCGGCGCGGAAGCCGCTACCGGGGTGACCGGAGCGAAAAGTCCACTGGGCACGTCGTTTCCCTCCCTTCCGGGTGTCGGACGAACCGGAGCCGGCCAGCCCGATGGTTACTCGGGCTGGCCGGCGTCCGATCAGTCGCCCGCCGAGCCGCCGGCCGCGACGGTGCCCGCGAGGGTCTCCGTGGCGACGGTGGCCGCGCTCGCGCCGGTCGGGTTCAGGGCCATGGCCAGGTGGAGCGACTCGATGCCGCGGAAAGCGGTCATCTCGAAGCCCTCGGAGAACGTCTGGTACTTGTTCTCGCCGACCAGGGTCGAGTCGCGGATCACGCCGACGTCGAGCGTGCCGCCGTCCATCAGCAGCCAGTCGCCCTCGGCGAACAGGACGGTGGAGACGACGTCCGGGAACGGCGGCAGGACCTGGCCGGCGGTGATCGGCGCGTACGCCTGGTTCGGCACCGTCAGGGTCGGCGTGGTGGTCCAGTCGGCCGGGTCGATGCCGTCCATGTGCCAGGTGACGGCCACGTTGCGGGCCGCGAACCACTCGGCGATCTGCGCGTCGCTCACGGCGAACACAGTGAGGCCGTCACCGACCATCTGCCGGGTAAGGTCGGCGCGGACCATGTCCTTGAGCCACGCCGGGGCGATCCACCGCAGGTTCCGGTTCTGGGACAGCCGGTGCACGTTGCGGTAGTAGGCGACCACGTGGTCCAGGGTCGCCAGGGTGTCGCGGACCGCGCCGAGCAGCTGCTTCGACTGCACGTTGGTCGAGCCGACAGTGAGCTGACGGATCAGCTCGTTCTCGGCCTTCTTGGCGTACGCGATGTTCTGTGCCTTGACGATGGCGTCAGCCCACTCAGGGTCGAACCGGGCCGACATGTTCGAGATGGTCAGGCACTGGTAGATGGCCTGCACCTCGGCCTCGACGATGCCGGGGCACGCGATCTCGACGCAGGACTTCGGCGTCTGCGGGCTGGCCGTGTCGTCTGCCGCCGTCCAGATGCCGATGCCGCCGGTCTGGGCCACACCGGAGATGGCCGGGCGGTAGGTGATGCCGCCGCGGTCGGCCGTGACCCGGTTCAGGGCGTCGCGGACCGGGCGGTCGACGTCGCCGATCACCGGGATGTCGTACAGCACCTGGAGCGGCGCACAGAAGCCGCCGGCCGCCGTCAGGGCATTGCCGGTCGCAGCCTGCTCGGTGAGCGATTCGAGCTGGATCTTGTTGTCCAGCGCGTCGGCCCCGGCCTTGAAGACGCGGGACTCGGGGAACTCGGTGCGGAACCGCACAACGTCGGTCCGGCCGTTCAGGCCCTGCGCGAGCTGGCCGACACGGCGGAAGGCCTCACCGAACGCCTCGGCGACGTCGCGCCGGTTGGCCTCGCGCCCGGTCTCCGCGTTCGGGCCGTGCATGATGATCGTGCGCACGCGGGCGGTCTCGCCGAAGCTCGGGCGCAGACCGTTCTGGCGGCCGCCGAGCTGGCGTCGGCCACCGGCCTGAACGCCGCCCTCGCCCTCACCCTCGGGGTTCTCGTCACCCTCGGGAGTCTCGGGCTTGTCGCCTTCGCCGCCGCCCTGCTCGGCCGGCTTCTCGTTCTCGGCCGCGTTGCGCTGCGACGGGTTCGCCGGGCGGATCTCGTTGCCGGCCGGATCGGTGCCCAGCTCGGCCAGCTCGGCCAGCGCGTCCTTGCCGGCGGCCAGCTTGGCCTGCTGCGTGGACAGCTCGCCCTTGACGAACTTGGCCGCAGCCAGCAGGGCGATCGCCTCACCCGCCTCGGCCGTGCTGAGCTCGCCCGCCTTCTCGCTGTAGGCCGGCACCAGGGCCAAGAGCTCCGTCTGCGTGGCAGCGAGCTCAGCCGGGCTGGCCTTCTTCAGTTCCGCCTGCACCTGCGCCAGCTGGTCGCCGCCGGCAGCGAAGGCGGCGAGGATCTCCGCGACAGTCACGGCTCTTTCCCTTCCGCTCAAACGTCTGGTACGCGGGGCAGCTGGCTATGCCTGCATCCGTATTCGGCTAGGCCGGACGGACCGATACCCGTTGTTGAGCGGAAGGGTACTAACGGTTCAAGGTCGGTGGCGTCAATTGCTGTCGGCGGTCAACTTCAGTGCGTCTCGATCACGCCCGGGGGGTTCTGCGGAGTGACGATCGGCGTGGGCGACGGGGCCACGAAAGCGTCCGGCGGGTTATCCGGCATGACCGCTCGCTCCTGATCACCGGCCGGTGCGGGCGGCCCGTAGGAAACCGCGCCGGCAGGCTCGGTGCGTTCGGGCTCGGCGGTCGTACTGCTGGTCGGCTTGGCGGTCGGCGGCTGCGGGCTGGACGTCGTCACTGTCGGCTGCTCCATGGTCGTCGTTGGCGTGCCGGTGTCGGTGGTGGGGTCGAGCTGCTGCACGACGGCGGCGGGGCTCTGACGCGGGGTCGGCTGCGGGCTGCCGACCATCATGATCCCCGCGGCCACGCCGACGATGGCGGAGCACGCGAGGCCGATGGCGGTCCCGACGGCGAAGCTCTTGCTCATGATCGTCTTTCAGGTTCGGCGGTGCGAGCCCGAACGCCGGACACACACCTCGGAATGGATGGTATAGAGCTTGACGCCGCCGGCCAGCATCGCGCTGCGCTTGACACGGCTTTCGACGACGTTGCCCACGTAGCCGTTGGACGTTGACGTGACCGCCATGGTTCCGGCGGCATCGGGCAGCGGGTCGACGTGCTCGATCTTCGGCGCACCCTTGCTGATCTTCGACGTGGTGACGTCGCACAGGTCGGCGTGGCACAGCTGGCAGCGCCGACCGGGCGTGATGTTCAGCGGACCCGATTCCACGCTGCTACCGCCTTTCATCGAAGTATTGGCCGATCTTCAGCGAGGCCCAGTCAGGTGCCGTGACGCAGTCGTCGTTCTTCTCGCCGTCGAGCTCGAACCACACGTGCCAGCACTCTGGAATGTAGTAGTACTGGAGGTAGGTGCTGCACGACGTCACGTTGCCAGACGTGGTGCAGCTGGTCATGGGCATGTAGAACGACGCGTCAGGTTCGTGCGTCAAGTCGGTGATGGTGCCGTGGTCGGGGCCGCCGCAGGCGACGAGCACGAGCAGAAGAACGGCGGCCAGTGCGCGGCGCACGCTCAGCCCCTCGGCTCGATCTCGATGCGGCCGACCTCGGGCACGACGGTAACGCGGCAGTGCCAGGGCAGGGCGTCGCGCAGCTTGTCGAACCAGATCGTCGACTTGGCGTAGTGGCCGCGGGGGAGGCACACCACCACGCGGTCGAGGTGCCGGCCGGTGGCGGCGTGGGAGATGAGCGGCTCGCACGGAATGAGCGCGTCCTGTTCGATGCCGGCCAGGACGTGCTGCACGCCGCGCTTGGCGGTCTCGGGCGTCTTGGGCATCGACTTGTGCGCCGTGGTGGTGTACGTGTCCATGCCGCAAAGGTACGCCCGAGCATGGTGGGTGTCAACATCTTCGGTACAGTGGGCGCGCGCACTCGGCGGAGTGACTGGGGATAGACGTCAGCCCCTGCGCGCTCGGGGAAACGCAGGGGCTGACGTCTTCGGACCGTAGCACGCTCAGCTGTCGCTGGCCTCGCTCTCGGCCCGGGTGGCCTGCCAGGCCCCGAGATGAAAGCCGGCATTCGCGTACAGCGAGCAGAAGGCCACCCACAGCACGGAGTCTTTCCACCACAGCACCGTCGGAACCGCGAGCAGCAGCCAGCCGGCCACACCGATCAGGTGCAGCCGGCCGGCACGCCGCGCAGCCTTCTTACTCACTCGGCCGGGCTGTCACCGAGATCGTGACCGACTCCGCCGCCCAGCCCTGCCGCGGGCCGTGCCCCGGGTTGGCATGGCCGGACAGGGTGACGAACACGTCGTCACCCTCGCGGCCGACCGCCTTCGCGAGCACCGCCGCAGCCTCCTTGGCGGCCTCGAACTGTTCACGCTGCTCGGCCTCGACCACGTCGGACGTCGCCGGCACGGTCGGGTCAATCTCGTCCTTGGCCACCGGGCCCACTGAACTCGACCATGACATGAGTACTCCTCTGGTTACTTGGCGTGACTCTTGGCGCGCTTGGCTTCCCAGTCGGCCACCGCGGCGCACCACTCAGCCTTCGTTCCCGCGTTGACCTGTTGGCGGCCAGGCCAATTCAAATCGCCGGACGCGCAGCCCTTCTTGACCACATTGACCGCCGTGGCGATGGCCCGTGACTTGTCCATGCCCTTTTCTTCGAGGTGCTTCGAGATCCGCTTGATGGGCATCGGCAGGCCACCAGCGTCGGACACCCAGTTGAACTCGGTGTCACCTTCGATCAGTAGCTCGATCTCGACGGCCAGCTGCATGAGCGGGTCGTCCTCGAAGCCGAATACGTCGGACGGCTGGCCGAGCTCGGACAGCTCAGCCAGCGCGGCAGCGGCCTTGTTGCGCAGGGCCGCTCGCTCTTCGAGCCGGTCGGCCACTGCGTCGGCCATGGCCAGCATGTCGACCGTCACCGGCTGCATCACCGGCACCTGCTCCAATCGGCCGGCCGCCACCAGCGCGAGCGGCACGCCGGATGCCACCCGGGCGCGAGGCACGGGGAACCCGGGCGTGTTCACACCCAGCACGGCCACCAGTTCGAGCGTGCCGCCGATGTTCCGCCAGTCGCCCGACGGCGGGGCCGCCCGGAACGCGCGGAGGTCCTTTGCCGACAGGCCGTCGCGGACCGCGCCCGAAACCCAGATGCCGTGAGCGTCCTCGCCGCACACCACGTCCGCGCCGACGGTGCCCGTGTCGTCGTAGTGCCGCAGGGTGCTCGCGGCCGACAGCTTGCCGCCAGCGTGGCCGGTCCCGAAGGTGAGGTGGCCGACCGAGATCGGGCCGGCGTCGGTCAGCACCTCGCCCGTGTGGAAGTAGGCGTACTTCGACGCCGAGCGCGGCGGCGTGACGCACTGCCCGCCGAAGCCGATGTGGCAGGTTCCCCACGTGGCGATGTGGCCGAACACGCGGCCGTCTTCGGTGAACGTGAGCGGCGTCGGCTTGGTCAGCTGCGGGT